ATATTATGTATAATAAGAACGGATGGCAAATCGGTTTATTACCTCGTGGGGATGAAATACCTGCGGGTTATAGCAATCCCGATAACGATCCGCGCGGAGTTTGGACTTCGGTTATTCTTTCGGCAAAATCAGGCTCTGAGAGCCTACTCTATGAAATAACAACTCCCAGCGGTCGAGTTGTTACTCCGCCCAGTGGTAGGTATTGGAGCTGCAGCAAGTCTACGTTTGAAGAATGGAAAGCAGATAATAGGATCTGGTTTGGAATGAATGGGGATGGCAGCCCTCGAAAAAAGACTTTCCTATCCGAAGTTCAGCAAGGGCTAAGACCAAACACTATTCTTTTCCAAAATGAAGTTGGTCATAATCAAGAAGCGAAGCAGGAAACAAAAGATTTATTTGATGACATTGGTGTTTTTGATGGTCCGAAACCAGTTAGACTTATTGAAACACTTGCTATTATTGCCGGTCTCAATGATGACAGTCTTATCCTTGATTTCTTTAGCGGCTCTGCCACTACCGCACATTCTATCATGAAATATAATCGTGATAATAACAAGAAATGTAAATATATACTTGTTCAATTGCCTGAAGAGTGTGATGATAAGTCCGAGGCTGCAAAGGCTGGCTACTCAACCATCTGCGAAATCGGAGAAGAACGCATCCGCCGCGCTGGAAAGAAAATCAAGGAAGAAAATCCAATGACAACTGCCGACCTTGACATTGGTTTCCGCGTTTTCCGTGTGGATAGCAGCAACATGGAGGACGTGTATTATGTTCCCGCCGACCAGAAGCAGGATCAGCTCATGCTGAATGTTGACAATGTCAAGGCAGACAGAACACCAGAGGATCTGCTGTTCCAGACCATGCTTGACCTCGGTATTCTGCTTTCAGCTAAAATCGAGGAGACTGAGATTGCAGGCAAGAAAGTGTTCTCCGTCGCTGACGGCTACCTGATTGCGTGCTTCGATGCCGAAGTGACCGAGGAGACAGTTACGGAAATCGCCAAGCTGCACCCGTTCTATGCGGTCTTCCGCGATAGCAGTATGGCGACAGACAGCGTCATGACGAACTTCGACCAGATCTTTGAAACCTACAGTCCCAAGACACAGAGGAAGGTGCTGTAATGGGAGACATGAAATTTAAATTTACCATACAGCCTTATCAGACAGAGGCTGTAGAGAGCGTTGTGAGCGTCTTTTCCGGGCAGCCCTTCAACGACCATTTCACATATCGCCGAGATATTGAGATCCAGCGAACAATTCTGAATGCGAATATGTCAGATGAGGAACTGTATATGGGCTTTGCAAATGCTCGCGTACAGCTTGACGGCAGCCAGCTTCTTGCCAATATCCGTAGCATCCAGAACAGAAACAACATCAAAACGTCTGATACCCTCACCACAAAGCTCGGTTGCTGTTCCCTCGATGTGGAAATGGAAACCGGTACCGGTAAGACCTATGTTTACATCAAGACCATGTTCGAGCTAAACAAGCGCTATGGCTGGAACAAGTTTATCGTTGTCGTTCCAAGCATTGCAATCCGCGAGGGTGTCCGCAAGAGCTTCAGCGTGATGCAGGAGCATTTTCACGAGCATTACGGCAAGAAGGCACGTTTCTTTGTGTACGACTCAAAGAACCTTTCTGAGATTGACAATTTCAGCCAGAGTGCAGATATTCATGTTATGATTATCAATACACAGGCGTTCAATTCCTCGTTCAATGCGGAGAAGAACGTGGAGGGACGCAAGGGCGATGCCGCAGCAAGAATCATCTTCTCACGCCGCGACGATTTCGGCTCCCGCAGACCGATTGACATTATTGCTGCCAATAATCCCATTATCATTATGGACGAGCCGCAGAAAATGGGCGGCGACAAAACGCAGGCAGCTTTGAAGCAGTTCAAGCCGCTTTTCGTACTGAACTACTCCGCGACACATAAGCAGCACCATGAGCTTGTCTATGTGCTGGATGCGCTCGATGCGTATAATAAGCGGCTGGTCAAGCGCATTGAGGTTAAGGGCTTCGACATCAAGAACCTGCGCGGCACAGACAGCTATCTCTATCTGGCAAGTATTGTCATTTCGCCGAAAAAGCCTCCGATGGCTCGTATTGAGTTTGAGATCGGCTATGAAAAGTCCATTAACCGTGAAACAAGATTGCTGGGCGTCGATGACGACCTCTATGCGCTTTCTAAGAACATGGGGCAGTATCGCGGTTACCATATCAGCGAGATTGATCCGGTTCGTGGAATCGTCACCTTTACAAACGGCGAAGTGATTCATGCCGGAGAGGTGCGCGGCGATGTCTCTGAAGCAGACCTGCGCCGTGTTCAGATCAGAGAGACCATTCGCTCCCACTTTGAGAAGGAGAAGGAACTGTATAATCGCGGCATCAAGGTACTGTCCTTGTTTTTCATTGATGAAGTAGCCAAGTATCGCCGCTATGATGAAGACGGCAATGAAATCAATTCCGAATACGGCGAGATTTTTGAGCAGGAATACATTGATATTCTGAACGAGTATCTCACACTGTTTGACACACCATATGAGCAGTATCTGCGCTCGATTGATGTACATCAGACTCATGCAGGATATTTCAGCATCGACAAGAAGGGGCATAAGGTCGATGGTACGCTGAAACGCGGCAGCGACGAGAGCGACGATATTTCAGCGTATGATCTCATCCTGAAGGATAAAGAGCGTCTGCTTTCATTTGATACACCTGTACGCTTTATCTTCTCGCACTCGGCGCTCCGCGAAGGCTGGGATAACCCGAACGTCTTTCAGATTTGTACGCTGAAGCATGGCGGCAGTTCGCCTACGCAAAAGCGTCAGGAAGTCGGCAGAGGTCTGCGTCTGTGTGTCAACCAGCACGGTGATAGAATGGATGGAGACGCACTTGGAAACCTCGTGCAGCAAATCAATCAGTTGACGGTTATTGCGGCTGATGGTTATAAGGACTTTGTGGCTGATTTGCAGCGTGGCATTCGTGAAGACCTCTACGAAAGACCGACAAAAGCTACAGCAGAATACTTCACCGGCAAAACACTTGTGCTTGATGGGCTGGATGTTACTGTCTCTGAAAAGCAAGGAAAGGACATCTATCGTTACCTTATCAAGAACGATTACATCGATGAAGATGACCGCGTCACCGATAAGTATCGTGCCGACCTCGCCAATGGTGTTCTTGCGCCGCTGCCGGAAAGCTGCACCGAAATATCCGAGGGTGTTCACGCACTTGTCCAGAGCATCTATGATGAACACGCACTTGACGATATGATCAGCAATGGTCACGACACAAAAATTCAGGAAAATGCGCTGAATGATAATTTCTACAAGAAGGAATTCCAGACGCTCTGGAATTACATCAATCACCAATATGCGTATACGGTTGAGTTTGACAGCGAAGAATTGATCGGAAAGGCTATTGCACATCTTGACGAGAAGATGTTTGTTGCCAAACTTCAATATACTGTTACATCTGGTACGCAGGGACAGGAGCTGAATGCCGATACGCTGAAAAGCGGAGCAGGCTTCTCAACCGATAAGAGCAAGACCTATACATTGGAAAGAGCAGCGGGAAGTTCCGTGACCTATGATCTGATTGGCGAAGTTGCAGAAGGCGCAAAGCTGACGCGACGTTCAGCAGCAAAGATTCTGACCGGAATCAAGCCCACTACATACGCTTATTACCGCAACAATCCGGAAGAATTCATTTCAAAGGCAATCCGCTTGATTCTGGAGCAGAAGGCTACAATGATTGTGGATCATATTTCCTACAATCAGACAGACGGCACCTATGATAGCGCAATTTTTACTGCTGAAAAGAATTCCGATTTCTCGAAGGCATTTCATGCCAAAAAGCACATTCAGGATTATGTTTTCACAGATGGATATGCAAAGGACGGGCAGAGCATCGAGCGTCAGTTCGCTGAGGCTATGGATGTCGCCGACGAAGTGTGTGTATATGCAAAGCTCCCGAAAGGCTTTTCAATTCCTACGCCCGTTGGAAACTACTCTCCGGACTGGGCAATTGCATTCCACAAAGGCACAGTTAAACACATCTTCTTCATCGCGGAAACAAAGGGTACAATGGAGTCATTGAACCTGAAACCGATTGAGCAAGCAAAAATCAAATGCGCTAAAAGGCTTTTTGCCATGCTGTCAAAAGAGGATGTAGTGTACCACGAAGTTGACAGCTATCAGCACCTTCTGAATATTATGGAAAAGCTGTAACGATAGTTACAAGTTATTGAAAGAAGTGAATCCATGTCAGAACAAAAAATCATCGACCGGGACACCTATCGGTCTATCAAGAAAATGAGCCGTGAAGAACTTCAGGCGTTCCTGATGCGTTACGCTGATGGTCTGCTTGAGAACAATGGCAAAACCATCAACCTGCGGGAGGTTGAGAAAGACCTCCGGCAGATCAAGGGTATCGGAGAAAAACGCCTCGAAGAAATCATGCTCGTTATTGAGAAGCATCTGGGTGTATAAGAAGGGGCGGTACGATTGGAAGAAATTGTGAAACGAAACGATCAGGCACCCAAAAAGCAGGAAGTAGCTTCCTCAAAATCTAAAAAAAAGCTCCGCATCACAGCCAAAACAGAAGGGATTGGCGTTGAAGATGCTCTTAACCGTATACTTCAATATGTTAATATAGCCGACTTGATTTCAAAAGTTAAAACAGGGGTAGAATACATTGTTCAGGTTCCCGCAGAGTTTCAGCTCGGTTACGACGCTGGCGATTACTTCATGATGGAAGGAAAAACAAGCGGAAAAATGTGGCCAACCTTAATGAAGATCGCTGACAGCGGCAAACAAGAAATAGTAACGCCTCTTCCAATTAAACCACACATTGCAGTTCAAGGAAATCCAATTCAAGAACTCTCTGTGGGATGCCACAATATTTATATGCAAAAGCAAATGCAGCAACTATCTGCCACAATTCAAGAAACCTTGACTGTTGTGAAAAGAATCGAAAAAGGACAGCAAACTGATAGAATAGGTTTAATGGAGTCAGGTAAAATGCAGATTCTTTTAGCAATCTCACGTCGTGGTCAAGAGGGATGGGAGCGAGAGCTTGCTGATGGCAGACAAAGTTTATCTGATGCAAGAGGTCAGTTTTTAGCCGCATTTCGTGAACGGGTAAAAGAATTCGAACCCATTTCCAAGTATGGTATTGTCCGGCTGGCGAGAGAATTTGCAAGTACTGGAAGTGGATATGGTGATAAAAAAGATGATGAATATAATGAGCTGTCCACATATTTTAATTTACTATTGGAATCTACACACTTGCTTGCCGCTTCGTATGCAGTTGTTGGTGATTCCGAGACTGCCGAACACGTCTATGCCATGACGTTAAGTGATCTCAAAGAGTTAGATTATTCAGGTGTGAATACCATCAAATACTTACATAAGAAGTCAAACTTTGAGAGCTTCGGTGAGTCTGTTCCGGAATACATTGAAACTGAATGTAAAGAATGTATTGAAACCGCAGCGGAGTATGATGTCATCGAAATCGAAGTAACAGGTGAGAAACTGTTGGAGGTGTTGAGTAGTGGAGAATCGGAAGAAGTTTAAAAATGAAAAACCAGAAAAGAAAGACCACGCGGTATTGAAAACCACTGGTAAAATCCTAAAAGGTGTAGCTGGTACCGCAGCCGGTGCTTTTATTCTTGTGCTTAATAAGGACAGAATAAAAGCCGGATTGAATCTTGCAAAGGGACTTATTAAAAAGTAATCTAAGCCGTCAAGTGTTATTTTCACTTGGCGTAACCGCCAACCACACCCTAACGTTGATTCGGCACTAAAAAAGCGATAAAATAGTTCCAAAGGGATTTACCCCGAAAGGAGCTGAGAATATGCCAACGATC